GTTCCTGAACTTCCCGATGAACCTGATGAACCAGAAGTTCCTGAACTTCCCGATGAACCTGATGAACCCGATGTTCCGGAGCTACCACTAGTACCAGATGAGCCTGAACTACCCGAACTACCTGACGTTCCTGAGCTTCCTGAAGAACCTGATGAACCCGAAGTTCCCGATGACCCGCTTGAACCAGAGCTACCGCTTGTTCCTGATGAACCGCTTGTCCCACTTGAGCCCGAACTACCCGATGAACCACTTGTACCTGAGGTTCCTGAACTACCACTAGTTCCCGATGAACCCGATGACCCACTTGTTCCAGAACTACCACTTGAGCCCGAACTACCCGATGAACCACTTGTACCGGATGTTCCTGAGCTACCACTAGTTCCTGAAGAACCTGATGAACCCGATGACCCACTTGTTCCAGAACTACCACTTGAACCTGAAGAACCCGAAGTTCCTGAAGTTCCCGATGAGCCACTTGAACCTGATGTTCCTGAGCTACCTGAAGAGCCTGATGAACCACTTGTACCAGAAGTTCCTGAAGAACCTGAGCTACCACTAGTTCCCGAAGAACCACTTGAACCACTACTTCCTGAACTACCAGATGTTCCACTTGTTCCTGAACTACCGCTTGTTCCGGTTGAACCTGAGCTACCGCTTGAGCCTGACGTTCCACTTGTTCCTGAACTACCTGATGATCCACTTGTTCCACTCGTTCCTGAAGAACCACTAGAACCCGAACTACCTGAAGTGCCACTTGTGCCAGAAGAACCACTTGTTCCGGTGCTTCCGCTTGAACCGGATGTTCCTGAACTACCAGATGAACCTGAAGAACCCGAAGTTCCACTTGTTCCTGAAGAACCCGAACTTCCTGATGTTCCACTAGTTCCTGATGAACCACTTGTTCCACTTGTACCAGATGTTCCGTTTACGATAGGTAATGTTAAAATGTTACCATTTGAATCAAAACCTAATGTACCAATAGTTGTACCAGTAAATTTAGTTGCTGAATTATAATTCTGTAATGATAATTGACCTGTTTGTAAATCAATTCCTAAATGTTGCGCATCACTATTATTATTGTTACCTCTTAAAACTCTAAACTTATTTTGATAATTATCAAGCATAGCACCTGATGTGTAACCACTAATTCCTGTTCCTTGTAATATTAATTGACCACCCTCACCGTTACCACCTCCAGTTGGAGGTCCGATAATTAATGTGTTCTCAGTTGAACCTGTTAGACCATTTATTGATAAACTTCCTGTTACATATGCATTATTTGTTATTTTTAATGAACCTGTAACTTCAGTATTTGTTAAATGTCTTATGGTTGTTCCATCATCAACGGTATTTGAATCATTTAAATGGAATCCACTAACCATTTTTGGGATTCTATTTGTTGTTAAAGGTGTTTCATTACCAAGATTGTTTGCTGTCTCAGGACCCGTAATTAAAATTGATGATGTAATAGGTGAACCTGATTGAAATTGGTGCACGAAAATCCATTCATTATTAATAGAATCAAATAACAATGAGCCTGAAACTTGGGGTATAGAACCTGAATCAATGATTTCAATACCACCATATCTTAATATAGGTGCATTCGCATTTAATGTTAAAATATTATCACCAATTGTTAATTGTGATGATGTGATGTATTGAATTGAAGACGAACCTGCAACTATAAAGTTTTGTGAAACATATAATGAACCAGTTACAATTGTATTTCCCGTAATAGTTAATGCGCCACCGCTATAAACTAAATTAGCTGATGCTGTTGCGGCATTTGTTGTCCCATCTGAAAGTAATATACGACCGCTCGCTGCTGAATTAATTGTTGAGAATCCTGTTCCACTCGTTCCTGCTGTTCCTGAGCTACCTGAACTACCAGATGTTCCACTAGTTCCTGATGAACCGCTCGAACCGCTACTACCTGATGTTCCACTCGTTCCTGAACTACCACTTGTTCCACTACTACCCGAAGAACCTGAGCTTCCGGATGAACCACTTGTTCCGGATGTTCCTGAAGAACCAGAGCTACCTGATGTTCCTGAGCTTCCTGAAGAACCACTAGAACCTGAGCTACCGCTTGTTCCCGCTGTTCCACTTGTCCCTGATGAACCACTTGAACCAGAACTTCCTGATGTCCCTGACGAACCACTGCTACCTGAGCTACCACTTGTTCCAGATGTTCCTGAACTTCCACTTGTTCCACTACTACCTGAAGACCCACTAGAACCTGATGTTCCCGCAGTTCCACTTGTACCAGAAGAACCCGAGCTTCCGCTTGTTCCAGATGAACCTGATGATCCACTTGAACCTGACGTGCCACTCGTTCCTGAACTACCCGATGTTCCACTTGTTCCTGATGAACCTGAGCTTCCTGAAGTTCCCGATGTGCCACTTGTTCCTGATGAACCTGAGCTTCCTGAAGTTCCGCTTGTACCAGACGAACCTGAAGTTCCCGAACTTCCTGAAGAACCGCTTGTACCAGATGTTCCTGAAGAACCACTACTACCTGAACTTCCTGATGAACCTGAACTACCTGATGTTCCGCTTGTACCAGAGCTACCACTTGTTCCACTTGTACCAGACGTTCCTGAAGTGCCCGATGTTCCTGATGAACCTGAACTACCACTTGTTCCACTTGAACCCGAACTTCCAGATGTTCCTGAAGTTCCCGATGAACCTGAACTTCCACTCGTGCCTGATGTTCCTGATGACCCTGAACTACCTGATGTTCCGCTTGTACCAGAGCTACCACTTGTTCCAGACGTTCCTGAGGTTCCGCTTGAACCTGAAGAACCACTACTACCTGATGTGCCACTTGTTCCTGAAGAACCTGAACTACCTGATGTTCCACTCGTTCCAGAACTACCGCTTGTGCCTGAAGTTCCCGATGAACCCGAGCTACCTGATGTACCACTGGTTCCACTTGAACCAGAGCTACCACTTGTTCCACTTGTGCCAGATGAACCACTAGAACCTGAAGAACCTGAGCTACCACTTGTGCCGGAAGTTCCTGAACTACCACTTGAACCAGATGTTCCTGCGGTTCCGGACGTTCCGCTTGTAGCGGCATTATATGATGTTCCATTGATAACAACATCACCTGTTACATATAATGAACCTGTAACGTATGTGTCATCATTTATTCTTAAACCGACGCCGTCATAAACTTGTGCGTTTGCTGCGCCGTCAGAAATCTTATTTAATTGTAAACCTGTAACTCCACTTGCAGGTATTCCATATAAACCTGCTCCACTACCTGTAAATGAACCTGATATTTGTGCCGCAAGAAATGGTTGAGATATTCCACCAAATCTTAAATAACTATTTTCCGGGTCTCTTCTAAAAACAATAGCAGTTGCACCCGTTCCTATTTGAAATTCGTTTGCGATAATTTTTTTCAAATTACCGTCAATATCTAAAACCTCTATATCACCATCAATGGTTCTGATTATTTTAGTTGCACCAAAATGAATTGCTGAACCTGTTTCTAAAAATAAATCATTCCATTTAAATTCTGTGGAACCTAAATTATAATCACCATCTAAAGCAGGTATTAATGAACCGCTGAATGTTTGGTCATCCGCAAATACGTTACTTCCTGTTGTTGCAAATGATTCACGGTCTCTTCCACCTAATAATTTTGAATTTTGGGCTAATGAAGCGGAAATTGCATTTGAGGTAGTTCCGCTGATGGTGGCGTTAATAACACCATCAACCGTTAAATCACCCGCAATATGACCATTTCCTTGGACTTCTAACGAACCCGATATACTGGCATCAAATATTTTCATCTAAATAATATTATACTTAGATAAATACTTGATTATTCGTATCTAAAACGGAAAATTAGAACAATAACTTATCTATTTCGTTTATCACGTCTTGAGAGGTGATATTTTTAGAACATTCAAACTGTCTGTCTGTATTTTTATGGTCAGGACACCAATTCCAATCACCCGCATCAAAATCGTGTCTATTCCAACAACTGTTACAAACATTTTTGTTGATAATTCTATTAACACCTATTATTGGTTCGGTATAATCATCACTAAATCCTGATATCATTATTGTAGGTGTTTCACATCCCCAAGCAACCCAACTTAAACCACTACTAATCCCAATAAACAATTCAGATTCTTGCAATACTTTCATGATATCAATTAATGAACCATTTGGTTGTTTTGTTGCCCCTTTTGGATAGAAATTACCCATATACCCATCCTCTTCTTTTGATAAGATTCTTACTTCATATCCTTTTGAAATTAGATAATCCGTAATATCTTGCCAACCTGTTGGGTTGTTCCAATACTTAGCTTGTGCTGTTGAATGTAAACCAATTGTCACCAACTTCTTTTTTTGAACATTGAACTTTTGTAACTTAGGTTTAAGTTCTTCATACTCTAAACCAAGTATATCGGAACTATATTTTGTTAACGGCTCAGTTTTAGGGTCCGTTCTATGATATTCATTATTAACAACTCTTACACCATCTTCTGTTTTATAGAACATCCCTAATCTATATAAAGCGTAAAGACTGTTAACCGAAGAACCTGGTTCAACAAATTCAATTTCTTTGTATTGTTTTTTGAACAACTCATTTTGGAATGTTGAACAAATCACTTTACAATTTCTTTGTTTTCTAAATTTCTCAACATATGGGATGAAAGCTAACGTATCCCCTAAAGACTTACTTTCGAAACAAATCAAAACTCGTTGTTTTTCTAAATTCATTTCGTATTGAAATCTATAATTGTTGTCAATACCTCTAACATCAATTAACCAATCCACATAATATTTTATTGAACACTTAGCCCAATGGTTTGATTTTAAATCAAGTTCATATTCCACTTTGTTGTTCGCTTTGTTTATAAATTGAACATGGTAATTAGAATCAAAGTCATTTAATATCTCAACAAATGGCCCATCAACAAAATTGATATTAACCTTTGTTTTTGATTGGTCCTTATTCTCGTAAACAAGTTTATTTTTTCTTCTAAATTCATTTACATCTTCAGATAACAATTCATTATAGACCTCAACACCTTTGTGGTAAATTGAGACATTTTGATTTTGTTCGTAGTAACCAATTTTTTCTAAATGGTATTGTCCTTTTTGAATTGTATAGAATTTTCGGTGATTTCCGTAATTAACCTCAACCAAGTAATCTTTGTCTGCGGGTTTATCGGTAAAACCAGATATGAAATGAATATATAATTGATTTGAATTATCAACCGCCAAATATATTTGGAATCTACCACCGTTTCTATCTAAATGGTCTCTATTCCAAACAGCGTGAACATTAAGCTCGTTATCGTTAGCAATGTATTTGCTTGTGAAGATATTGTTCGTCACATCTTTAAGATACTTTAAAAACACTCTTTCCAATTGCCAACCATGTGGTCTGTTTGTGAAATATTCTTTTTTTGAATTTACCTTGCTGATTAACTCAAGAGCAACATCGGTTTTAACACTAAAGATAAATGTTGCACAAAATTCAGCGAAGTCTTTATTAACAGATGATTTTTCAGCGTATTCATAAATAACAGCATCGTGGCGATGACTATATTCCAAAAATGCTTGTTTATATTGCATTGGGTCTGGTAAGTTATCATATTCCAAAAAGTGAATATATTTTTTACCAAGATACTTCGCATAGTTAAACGCATTTCTCATTGTTTCCCAAATAGCGTAGTCATGATGGAAACCCATTTTATTAATAACTTTAGCGCCACCTAAAGATGTCCATCTATCGCTCGCTACGCCATACTCTTCAAAATCTTTTTCAAGTAATATATCGTTGTTACCATCATAGATATAATGGTCAACTAACTTTTGAATTTCGGGTTTAACGGGATAGTGCCCACATAATAAGATTGGAATATTAAAATTTCTAAGTCTTTCAATTAAACCAAGTAAAGTGTTTTCTTTTTCGGGTGTGTCCAACCAACAATCAACAATAAAGATATCATCTTCAAATTCATTGTTTGACGATTTTTTAGGGAAGTAATGTTTCAAGAATGTGTCAACAGAAATAACATTCATAAGTTCGTTTCTATTATCACAATAGAAATTATACGTCAATTCCTCGCCGTTGTATTTGAATGGTGTGTTATTTCCTTTTCTAATAATACCCAAACCATAATCAGTATCAACGGTATTAATTTCTAAATCCGTTCTTTCGATTCTAAATTTAGCAATAGCTTTCCACACATCACCAGTCCATTCACCATCACACTCTTCTTGGCGTTGCATTACTTCACTAAATGGTAAACAGTCGTGACAAACAATTACACCATTATCAGATAAATGATTCAATGAATTCTCAATGTCTCTTATTACTTGATAATCATGATGTAAACCATCAATAAAAATAATGTCATATTTGAAATCCTTATCTAATTGTTCAAAGAATTCATCTGATGTGATTGGGTAGTTACAATTACCTGCGGGGTCAACACCATCCTTATGCTCAACGTTGATAATGTTTAAATTATCATTAGGGTTTCTAACACCAATCTCTAAGTATGATTTAAAATTATTGTATTCAATAAATTTATTTATCGCGTCGTATCTTCTCATTTTGTAAAATATATCATTTGTAATTCGTCATTTCCACCCATAAACAATATGTAGGAAACAAAACCTAATCTTTGTAATCTGTTTATTAAATTTTCTCTTAATTCAACATTATGACCTAAATGTCCGTGATGATATTCCATTGCGATGTTTCTTACCTTTAAAAGATTATCATCCGATATTCCCGCAAAGGCATGTTGCTCTGCACCTTCGATATCCACTTTAAGGAAATCTATCTTATCAATCAAACCTGTTTCAAACAAATAATCTAACGTGTATGTTCTAACAGGATATTTTACACCATCACCCGCACCAAGTAAAGTGGAACCACCTAAATGGTCGGTTTGGTATAATGTAAATTCACCAATTGTATCGGCCATTGCTGCGTTGAACAATATTGAACGTGGGTCAGCGTTTAATGATAATAATTTGAAATATCTTCTATCAGGTTCAAACGAGATAACCTTACTTGCACCTTGACTGTAGACCCATCTATTGAAAATACCAACATTACCACCTAAGTCGACAACAATATCACCTTCATTGATTACTCTTTCTCTATTCTTGTAATAATCCAATAGATTGAATATCTCATGGTAGATTGCTCTAAACCAACCGAACTTAGTTGCAACTTCCATTGTTCCGCCTTCGTAACCTTTGATGTCACCTAAGTTTTCTAATTTGTAAATGTCAGTATAAAAATATTCTGATTGATAGAATGAGTTGTCTCTTTTCATTTTAATAAACTCAATCATCTTATCTGATATCTCGGCGTTTTTATTACCGTGAAAATATATGATATCGGATTTATCTTTTGGAATGTATTGATAACCAAAAATTCTATTGAAATTCTGTGGGCCATCTTCATTCCAAAACTTTAAAAATTGATGCATTGTTTTATCGATGAAACCTTCATCACCATCATAAGAAGATGTGTCAAAGTTTGATAATGGTAAGTGATTAGTAAAACCATGGTTCCATCTAATCGCATTATCTATACCTTCATCATTCCATAAGAAATATCGTTTATAGTCTTCAGGACTACCTTGCATCATTGTGTCATAATATCCCAATATACCATCAAAAAAACCTCTTGAACCTTGATTGTAAATGTAGAAACAGATGTGCATGTATGGTTGTTGTTTTTCAACTCCCCATCTTTTAGCTAATTCTTCATTAAATAATTGTGAACCACCTTCATATGTTCCAAAGAATTCTTCTTGAACGTGAATATCCGATAATGGGTAACGACCAACTTGTTTGAAATATTTTGTAACAGTATCAATATTGTAATTAACGACTACATCTCCGTCAACCCAAATGTAATAATCAAAATCTTCGTTTAATGATTCTAAACAAGCCCATTGTTTCCAATACCATTTATCGTGTTCAGAAATCTTTGGTGGGTTAATAGTTCTTTTAATAACATTAGGATAATCAAATGGAACTTCACAATCAACACCGTAAACAATAACTTTTTGACTACTGAATTCCAATAAAGATTGAACCATTTTTTCAATCACAGGCATGTATTGTAAGTTACCGGTAGTAACAAATGCATATGATGGAAATATCTTATTCAACTTCTTACTTGCAAGCTCGGCCACATGTTCCCAATTAAAATCTTCATGTATTTGTTTAGCCTCGGCTCTTGATTTGATGAGTATTGCTGTGTGATAATCATAAGCTTGACGCATTTGTGTTTTCAAATCATCCCAATTAGGTTCACAATAATCACCTGGCCAATCTTTATGTTCAACATTCGCGGGTCTTAATTCTGATATACCTACAGGGATACCTTTACCACTAGCAAATTCAAGTTGTCCACCCCAATTAGAATATATTGATGGTGTTCCACAAGCCATAGCTTCAATCAATGGTAAGTTCCATCCTTCGCTACGAGCACAAGAAACAAATACATCACCTTCTTGTAGATATTTGACGTATTCATCTCTTGTTGGGAATTTAATGAAATTAATTTTGGTATCATCAATTCCGTGGAATTCAATTCGTTCTTTTGTTGACTTTAAACCGTCATTTGGATATGGATTTTCAACTGATGCGATTAATTCCACATCATCAATATCTTTAAATGTTTCGGAAAAGGCTCTTAATATTTCTGTGGTTCCCTTTCTATAATCCCATCTACCAAAATGTAAAAATCTAAACTTATCTTTTTTTGAGAATTTCTCAATAGGTTTAAACGTCTCAACGTCAACACCTTCAGGAATGATTGTTATTTTGTGTTCAGGATAACCCTGCGCAACTAAACAATCATATTGCCATTGGGTTGGCACCCACATTTCATCAAATGTTAATAATCTATTAAAGAAATGTTCAGGGAATAATGTTGATTCCCAAACACAATAAGCAATTTTATAACCATCGTAATTGTCATAATAATAGAAGTTATCCATCTCCATTAAAACAATGTGAACGTCAGGTTTAAAGCTACCATCATATCCGTAAATCGGATAGTCAGTTCTACTACCATCAGCATTGAATAGAGTTTGTTGAATCAACATATCCTTCATCTCATCGGTAATGTAAGGTTCGCCGTCATGTGGTGTTGGGTTATAACCTTTCCAACTATCACCAATAGTGAAGTTTCTTACTTTAACAGTGTGTAATTTGTTTAATGCACAAAAAAATGATTTACTATGGTTTGCGTAACCGGTAGTTCCAATAAAGGGTGCGTGAGCTAAGATTTTCATTGATATAATATAACAAAAATCAATGAATTTTCAAATTAAATGATGGTTTTATTTTTATCTAAAAATTCGTGCATATTATGGAATACCATCTTCTCACCTCTAATTTTATTTAGACTAATTAAAAATTGTGTGTGCTCAGGGTGAGATGTGTCCCATACCTTTCTAATCAAATATTCACTTTCACTAAAGCTACCCCAGTTCGCAATCTTACTGAAAAATATAACACCTCGTTTACCAAAAATATCTCTTATTAAATTAACAAACTCACTCATTTCAAAGTAGTTACCCGATTGAACGACAAATGATGTTCGTATAAATCTTAATGTGGGTATTGTTTTAATAAAGTTTAAATTGTTAATCAGGTTTTCCCAATTACCACCAAGCCTTGTAACATTTTCATATGTTTCTTTTGATGCCGCATCTATACTGATTTCACAACTTTTAACATAAGGATGTATATTGGACATGCTATCCCACATCTCTTTATTCCACATACTTGCGTTTGTGTGTAGATGTATCTTTTTTAACTTGGGGTATTTGTTTGAATCAAATGTTCTTAAGAAATTTCTAAATGAAACGGAAACGAATGGGTCGCCACTACCAGTAATGTAAAGCGCGGTAATATCCTTTGCATAAGCATCTTCTATTTCACTAATTGTTGATTTAATTTTTTTAATCTCATCGCCACTTGCTGTTATAACATCAATTCTACATGATGGACATTTGTAATTACATGTCGCATCAAAAGCGAATTGGACAACACTTGGTCCAACCGTCATTTCACCAGTTTCATAATCATAGTCCTCAATTAATTCATGAAAATCTTCTTTTAATACCAACGGACCTTTCCTATCGTTTAAATCACCATCTAATAAAGCCGATAGATACGGACAATAGTTTTTGTCACAATATTTGTAACTACCATCTAATACCGACTTTCTTATTTCTTTGGATTCGGTTGAATTCCAAATTTGTTCAATTGAATGGTCTTCGTGTTTAATTACTTTTGGCATCCACGTGGGACAACACATATATGAAGATGTTTTGTGTATTTCAATGGTTTTAAATGGTGTCAAACAAACATAATCATTTAAATTAACATCATTTCTCATATTAAAACCTTTGTGTTTTTTTCGCCACGATATTTTTTACTAATATCTAAATAATCTTTAAAATATCGCTCATTATATGGACACTCAATTTCGTTTAAAAATTCAATCATGTTTTCTTTATTATAAAATAAATCTTCATAATAGAAAATTTTTGACTGCTTAATTTCAGCGAGTTGGTGCATTTCGTTTTTAACATCTTGCAAAACCTTCAAACTCAATTCTAATTTTTGGGAATCCTTTTTTTCATCATACATATATTGTCCTTCCCACTTGTTACTAATTAAAGCAGATGAAAAACTTTCAGATTGTTTCTCAAGGTCTTTTCTACTTAAAAAAACTATTTTATCAAAATCATTAAAAACAATATCATAAAACTCATATCTTGTTATATTATTATATTCACTTGGTATTTGTTTATATAATTGTTTAATAAAACAATCGTTATGTTTTAATACATCGCTATATGGAATTGATTCGTGTTTTAAAATGTTAAATGGTTCCAAATAAACACTATATTTTGGTTTAACCTTAAAAAAATATTTACCTAAGGATGTTGAACCCGTTCTTGGTTCAGCAATTAACATTATTCTCATATAATCGTTTTTTTAGTTTGTGGTTCTAACCCTAACATACGAATAAATTCTTCATAAATCAAATGTTGTCTATAAGTTGTGTAATGATCCAAATCCCTTGCTTCTAATGAACCATCCTTACTCCAATTAATATCATCGTTTCTTAGAAGATAATAATTACACCCTATTTCCGATGCCAAATGTTTTATTGCGGAAATAAATGCAGTATCGATAAAAGATTGTTGGTCGTTGTTAACTAACGAATCTTCAATCAATGTTCCATATTGAACTTTCCATTCATCTTGATATTCATTGACTTTACAAATTGTTGGTTTACCGTTAATTATGAATTCGTATCTATAGTAATTTGGGAGGTAATGGAATATGTTTTTAATCTTTAACTCTTTATAATAACCAAGTAATAAACGATAATGTGACATCACTCCAGTCCCGCCAATGGATAAGTTCCAAAACTTACCTCCGATTTGGTTGTTTACTTTATATGACCACACGTTTTCAAGATGGTGACCGACACCAAATGTATATGAACAACCTAAAAACACATTACCCTCATCAACCAAATTAAAATCATCAGGTGACCTGAAACCTTCATTGTTTAATGTGTATTTTATTGGGTTTTCTAAATAATATTTTAAACTTTCGTTGTTGGGATATCTCTTTAAATTGGATATGAAATTCTCCTCTTCGTTTTGTGTAATCCAATTGTATGTTGTGTTAGGTGAATATTTCTCCCAACCGCACCTGTCTTTATAAATGGGAATCATATAAAACTTTTCTTTGTGATGGGTTTTACATTCTCATTGACAATTGCGATAATCATTGATTTCCTTTCCCCAGATGTTATTATTTCAACTTCATGTGGTGTTTCAGGTGTTATAGCTAAAAAACTACCAATTTCTTTACTCATTGGTATTGGTTGGTCGTTAACATAAGATAAGAACTGGCCACCTTCGTAATCTGTTTGATTTGATAATTGAACAATACACACACAAAATCTGTTATGTTCAAATGGGTCGGAATCAATATGTTTACTGATAAAATTACCATCATTATATTTGTATATTTCAAATGGTAAAACATCGACATCTATTTTATACCCAAGTTCATTAAATGATTCGTTAATTTTCTTAAACAATAAATCATCTTTTGTTATTGAAGCATTTGTTACAAAACTATTTCGTTTTTTTAAATTATACCCAACTTCATTGTTATTTCCCGCTTTAAAATAAGACTGCACGAATTGTCCACCCAATCCTCTTAGATATTGACATTCGGATTCGTCAAATAGTTTTTTCTCAAATAAAATCATAAAATAAAATTATGAATGAGCTGCTTTCAAATATGATATAAAATTCGCAATAGTTTGTGCAACTTTTGCTTTATCGCTTGTTGAAACCGGCTTAACTGTTCTATTTTTTAAATCTTCTAAATTAACTGATTTATAAACGTTTATAGACATTTTCTTTGATTTTAAACTTTGTTATGGACTAATATTCCATTAGCATAGAAATTATGGTTATCTTCAACCGAAATGATATATGTTTGAACATCTTCTGTTGGTAATTCCTCTATTGAAGATATTGCTGTTTGACTAACACCATTTGTTACGTAAACCAAATTACCAACTTGAATTTTATTAATTTCTCTACCTAAATCATATCTCTCAGTTGTTAATTCAGGTGCATATGACGCTAAATTAAAACCATGGGTATAATATGGGTGGTCAAAAGTAGATGTTACCTCTGTTTGGTTTGAAAATTTATATTTAACCATGTCGTTATGGATTGGTTGTTTTAATCCAATAACTTTTTTAGGTTCGTTAGTTTTAGTTTCTTCATTAAATGACATAACCTCATCACCAATTACCACATCTTCAATGTTCTTTTGTGTGTTGTCACCCATTGTCACCTCAGTGCCAGCAGGGAAACAAGCACCACCTCTGATTACGTTGTGAGATACTAATCTAATGATTTTAGAACCACCAACTAAGAAAGTATCCACATCTTCCATATTAGGTGAATAAAGCTTCTCAGTTGTTTCTAAAATTTGAATATCAACGCTAACAATCGGAACAAGGTTTCCTGTTGCATCAAAAACAGAATAGTTTGTTGTTAATATATTACACGGAACATACTTAATTGCGTCATCTGATGCACTATATACTAACAATCTTGTTGCACCACCAATTCTTACAAATTCATCGTCAGGGAATGTTATTTTGGTTATTTCATTTGCGAATGGTTCCCATTCAAACAAATAAATTAACACAGAAGTTGAGCCACTTGAACCTTCAGGTAATGTGCTCCCTGAGAAACTCCATGTGTCTAATAAATCATCATCATCCGTGTTTGGTGAACCATTTACAAAATATGATGGATATGAGTCACCTTCAACCATTGTTGATATTGGTATTTCATTACCATTGATATCTACAACTGTTTCATCAGCTAATAAACCGTGTCTTTCATTTTTGATAATATTTGTTGCAAATTCATAGTAATGTTTAACATCTATTTTATTCGCAATTACTGTGTCATCATATTCCACTGAACTTGGCATGTTGAAAACAGCGTCAACTTCATATTCTGCAACATCACAAATATCCAAATTAGGACCATAAACAATCTTAAATGATCTTACGGATGTGATTGCGTTATTTGTTAGTTGGTCAGATGAAACATGGTATTGTTCAATAACGTTATCTTGAGTTGCTGCACTATTTAAAAAATCAGCATATCTATCGCCCGTTGATAATTCGGATTTACCTATTTTATAGAATGGAAATGATTTATGGTCAACCACAACTGGTTTAATAACCATATCAGGAACATTAGATGGATTCAACGATGTTGTATCTAAAGTATTATATTGACCGTATGTTGTCGATGAGTGATAGAAATTCACAATTGATTGGGCATCTCCACTATCTGCGAATAATTTTAAAAGGTTTAAAGTCCCTTTTGCATATTCTGAGTCTAAAATCGCTGTTTCATCGTATGCAAATCTTAAAATAAACTTGTTTACATCATCTGCAGGGGATTGTGGGAAAATGGAATCACCTGGAACCACAATTGGCTCAATAGTGGTTACAAATGGTGCTGACGCCATTAAGGTATCAGTTAAATGCTTAACAATGTTAGCATGTAACCCAATTTTGTATATCAAAACCACGTGGTTTATGTTGTTATCGGATAAGATTTGGATAAGATTTGTGTAATCGAAAAAATTGGTTACACTACCATATCCTGCAGAAGTGTCGGTATTAATTTCCAATAATCTTAGGTCTCCATTGGAGTCTCTGACGAAATCGGAAGAAAAGAATGTTCCTTTCATATGTTGTTTCTTTAATGTTTATATATAAATATTAGATTAATCTTTTAGTTTCTGGTGAGGGTATTTTAATCTTATACTTAACCCTACCCGCATAATGTCTATAATATTGGTTTTGGTTACCCAAAAACTCAGATAACGGACTAAAGGCCACCCTCGCATTTTTGGTCAAAATAGTTAAGATATATTGGGCTCCCACCGATGTGTGATCTAAACTTAACCTATCCCCATTATCTTTTATAAATTGATTAAATTGTTTCCAATAATCAACATACTGTTTTTTTAGTGTTTCATTGGTAATCCTGAGTAAACCGCAATTAAACACTTTTTCCGCCCTCTTTGCGTCAAATAATGGGATTACGTCATTTACCCCAATACCGTTAAGTTCTTTAATTGGATCACCGTAAGTATCGGCCCAATAATTGGTTTCAAATGCGTCAAATGTTACGTCAACATCCAACACAGGTAATCTTGAACTCAGGATTACATCCCCATCAATTAGGTAAAAATCATCGGTTCTTTCTTCCAAAACCTTAATTTTAAAACTGTCAAATAATGGGGAGTCTTCATAATTCTCAGCCGTTATTATTTCATCCACATATTCTTGAAACAGCTCCGCCCTATCTTGATTTGTGTATAAAATGGTATTATAACCTAATTTCTTGGCAGATGCAATAGAAGTCCTATATAAGTCAATTAAGACGTTATAATGTCGATTCTCCATACCATCTCTACGAACGTTAAAGTTATATGTCCAAATTAGATTCATATTGTTTAAAATAACCTTTTATCTCCAATAAATGGAGGTTTTACTGAAAACTTTATTTTACCAACATAATGTCTATAATAATCATTTTCTTCACCAAGTATTTTAGATAACGGATAAACCGTGGAGTCCATTTCTTTAGCTATCATCGTTAGAATATATTGACCCGCAACCAATGTTTGGTCTTTGTTTAATAATTGGCCATTGGTTTTTACAAAACTGTTAAACCTTTTCCAGTAATCAACGTAAACATCTTTTAGCTTTTTATTAGTAATTCTTAATAAACCACAATTGAAGATTTTATCCTCACCATTGAATATTTTTTCCGCCTTTTCGTTGAATATTGGAAGAGTGTCGTTGATATTCAATTTTAGTAGTTCTTTTATTTGGTCACCATATGTGTGTTTCCAAAATTCAGCCTCATAAGCGTCAAATGTTATATCAACATCCATTTCTGGTATTCTTGAATTTAAAATGACGTCTCCATCGATTAAATAAAAATCGTCATTTCTATCCTCTAAAACTTTAATTTTAAAACTATCGAATAATGGTGAACCCTCATAATCCTCCACAGTGATGATTTCATCAACATAGGGTTTAAAGATATGTGAATGCGTGCTATTTGTGTAAATTATGGTATGATAACCTAATTTTTTTGCGGTGGTAATTGATAATTTATAAAATTCGGTTAAAACCTCCGAATGCCATTTCTTCATACCATCCATATTCACATTAAAGTTATATGTCCATATTAATTTCATATAAACTTTTGTGTTGGTGGTTTTGTCTCTAATATGTCGTTTAGGAAATCTTGTTTTGATGAACCAACCAAAGCCCATCTTAAACCTTTGTGTTCGGTGATTCGATGCATCTCATTCTCATTAAAATAAACTAACATCCCTTTTACCGGTTTAACAACTATGCCGTTTGTGAATTCCAATAACCCACCTTCAAATTCTTCGTTTAAGTATATGATAAAATTATATGGGTTAAAATGATTATGAAAAACAGGGTTTTGATTTATACTATCATCATATTTTTGCAACCTCAACGCCTCAAACTTTTTTGTTTTAAAAAAATTGTTTTTTGCGGTTATGTTATCCTTTTTTAAATTTAAATCATTAAAATAAAAATATGCACCAATATTGGAATACTTTATGGTGTCATCTTCCCACATTGATAGAATTTGATTAATATCATCATCATTAAGAAATTTCTCAACTATTAAAATCATATTAATCCTTTGCTTTCTTTATTAAATAAATCTTCTCTTAAAAATCCAATTAAAGTGAATCTATTACCAAATGTTGATTCAACTCTATGTCTTTCGTCTCCCGTAAAATACACCATTGTTCCCTTTTTAGGTTTTATTGGTTCTTTATCTAAAAACACTAATTCACCACCATTAAATTCTTCATTTAAAAAAATTGAAAAGGAATATGGTTCTGTATGTGCGTGGTAATATTCTACTTGGTTTATTGACTCATCCACTAACTGTATTCTTAATGAGTTGTATGATTTTCTTGATTTGAGAATTTCAGGAACATTAAGCTTATCTATGATTGGTAATAAATCAATCCCTTTAAATCGATATATTTCATCATTAACTTTATAGAATACCTTATCATCCCATAAAGATAACACATGAGTTATTTGTTCATTATTTAAAAAATTATCAATAAATCTAATCATTTTAATCTTTTTTAAGCCCGTATTTCACCCATTTATACCAAACCCTTTCATGGATGTAATATTGAATTGGTTTCCATACAAGTTCAGCTACACCAAATGCTGCGCCCCATTTAACTGAACCAGTAACAGCCCACATTGTTAAAAACCCGATAGTTGTGCTGATTATTCTATATGATATTGTTTTAGCAATATGTCTTTTTCTTTGAACTATCATAATAATGTTTTTTTAATTTTTCCTTTGTAATGAAAATTATTACCATTGAATTTGGTGTATGTTATTTTAAAATCATTTCTTTTACCATAAGGTAATGATTTTAGGTCATCTTCATTTAAAAGAAAATCAATTGTCTCAAATCTTTGGTCGGGTTTATCATAATGAAAGAATGCAACAATACAATTATCATTACATTTATCGATTATGTTATTTAAAAAAATGGGTAAATTACCATCTCTATGTGTGTCATGTAATATACCATCAAATTTTTCTGTAAGTGTTGGTAGAATGTCAATCCAATCACCCAATATTATTTTAACATTCATTTTATCTTTAGCCCATTCAAGTGCTCTTTGATAAATTTCAGGATGAACTTCAATTATTGTATGAGATTTAACATTTGGATTGGCTTGGACTGCGTCAGCAGATAAATGTAAACCAAATCCTAACTCTAAAATATCGCCACCGTTTTGTGTTGCAACTTCCGCAAGTTTATTCATTAGTTCTCTTTCCCCGTTATGCATTATAGCTTCACCCTTACCCATTGTTGATTCAATGTAAATGGCGTCTTCAGTAAAAACTAATTTTTCTTTTCCGTTCATTTAATCATTAAGATTAGGATACTCAATTAAATCACCATTGGAATCAATATATCCATTTCTAATTTGTGTTCCACTTATTTTAGATATGTCAGCAGGTGGTTCGTGATAAATAACATCATATCCAACACCTCTACCATAATTTATCGATTCAATATCAGGTATAATTGATATTTGTATTTTATGTGAATTTTCCTTAAAAAATGGCTCGTCCGCTAATTCCATCATAACTTGTTGAGCTGTTTTAGGGTTATTTTCATCTGTTGGGACGTTTCTAATGGCAACCCAAATGTCTTTTCCCTTTTCTAATTGTTGGTTAAGGAGCCACTCGTGACCCTTATGCCAGTTTTGCCATCGGCCCACATAAAGTGCATACTTTTTACTCATATTATAGTGATTTTCTTATTTTTTGAAATGATTCGTATTGGTCTTCATTTGTTGTATCAATATTAACATAATTATCCAAGGGTGGTTCGTAATTTTGAACGTGGAATTCTTCTCGACCTCTAATATCTGTGGTATGAATATAAAATTCTTTAATGTCATTACCCATCTTAGATTTAAAGGACTCCCTTTGGTCTCGATATGGTGACACTAAAGATACAATTGCTGTTAATTTCTTATGATGTAAGAATAGAGCCAAATCTTGTGCTCTTTCGATATTCTTTCTTCTACCTTCTTCAGAATAATCCTTATTTTGATAAACATCTCTAATATCATCGCCATCAATAATAATGGCGTTATTGTAAAAATGGGCTTTTAACCATTCAGCTAATGTTGTTTTACCTGCACCAGGTTGTCCTGTTAACCATATAATCATAGTAATAATATACCAAAAAATATTGGAAATATCAAATTTTAATGATTATAAATAAATGGGTCTTTTTTACGCAATTCTTCTAATTTCTTCTTAAAACGCTTTTTGCGTTTATAGTTTTCAATTTTTTCTTTAACCCAATTAATTAGTTTTTTCATGTTATTTGTATATTAAGTAATTTCCAATCACCAATAAGTCCAACTCCGTGTTTAGAAAGGTGTCTATTGCGTCTTGAGGAGTCAAAACCATGGTTTTATCTTTGATGTTAAATGAAGTATTCAAAACAATAGGATATCCTGAAAGTTTTTCAAATTCAGTTAATAATTGATGAATTAAAGCGTTTTTATATACCGTTTGTATTCTAGCACTGCCATCAACATGAGTTACAGCAGGTAATTTATCGCGATATTCAGTTTTAACTTGAACAACTTGATTCATATATGGGACATCATCTGTAACTTCAAAATATATGTGTTGTTTTTCTTTGGCAACCATTGGCGCAAATGGTCTAAATCCTTCTCTTTTTTTAATAAGCCTATTAATCCTATCTTTCATATTAGGAATCGTAGGGTCAGCCAAAATTGAACGGTTACCCAAAGCTCTTGAGCCAAATTCACATTGACCTTGATACCACCCAACGACTTTACCTTCTCGTAATTTTTTAGCTACATTACGCATTAAGGTATCTTCATAATTGAATTTAATATATTTTTTATTTTTTATAGCTTTTAATATATCGTCGTGGAAATATTGTGGACCTAAGAATGGTGATTTCCCAACTCTACCTTTTAGTATCTTATTTTCAGATAAAAAATGTAAACAAGCACCAATAGCAGAACCTGCATCAGATGGCGCCGGTGGTATCCATAAGTTATTGAAGTGGGATTTTTTTACTATTTTACCATTTGCAGTTCCATTGTAAGCACAACCACCTCCTAAACATAGGTTACGGTTATCGTTGATTAAGGATATAGATTTTATAATTTCAAATAAAATTTCCTCATATCTTTTTTGAACTGCAGCCGCTAAATCCATGTGTTTTTGTTGAATTTCGTCACCTCTCATTTCCATACCAAGTAATTCCGATAATTCATATTTAAACATGATGTCATTAGAGGTGTTCCAACAAAACATATCCATATTACATTCTAACTTACTATTTTTAAATGTAATTAATTCTCTTACTTTATCAATATAAACATTAGGGTCACCATAAGAAGCCAAACCCATTACCTTATACTCGCCTTCATTTGGTTTGAATCCTAAAAATGATGTCATTGCTGAGTAATATAACCCCAAAGAATGTGGGTATGTTGCTACAGGAACATAATCAATACCATTGTTATCCCCTAAACCGATTGAAATGGTATCTATTTCACCAACTCCGTCTATGGATAAAATCATCGCATTCTCAAAATTAGATGTGTAGAACGAATAGTATTGATGAGATTTGTGGTGTGTGGAATAGAATATTGTGTCAGAATATTTTGATAGAATGTTATTTAATTCTTTTATATTTTTTCTAATTTTAAAATACGATTTTAATGAGTAAATGGGGTTTTTAAACCACTGTGGTTTAAGGTTTTCCATTACTCTTTTATACTTTAATTTAGGGTCTTCATAATAACATACCGCTGATATATCCTTTTTAGATATCTTATATCGTTTTAATATAAAATCAATTGATTTATATGGGAATGAACTATCATGTTTAATTCCTGAAAATTTCTCCTCTTCGCAAGCATATATTAATTGTCCATTTTTAAACAAGCAAGCCGCCGAGTCGTGATAAAATGCTGATATCCCTAAAACATACTTCATACTATTTTTTCCAAATATTCTAATTCTTCTTTAATGGTTTCTTTGTTTATGTTAAAATGCACAAACTTTTGTGCGGTTAATGACATAAAATCTGAGGAACCCTCATTATAATATATATTTGAAACAAAAAAACCGAAATCAACCATATGTTTTATAACATATTGGTGAAATAGAAATTGCTCTAATAAAGTTGGTGTAATTCTTAGAATATCTTTTTTAGGTATTTTACTGAATATTTCTTTATAAACTTGGTTAACAAAAGATGGATTTTTAACCATCAACACGCAAAAAGACGGGTATGTTAACCAATCCATAGCATTTATTTCATCTTCAGTAAAATGCTCTTTAGCGTAATCATTAAACGATGTTAAATATGCTTTATTAATCCACTGCAATTGTCTATGGCCCAAATATTCACCAATAATAAGTTCTGGTTGGCCGTATGTGATTGTGTGTTTGGATTCTAATTTTTCAAATAAAACAACATCAAAATCAAAAAGAATGTAAGGTTCAGTCTCATTCATCATCGCATATATTTTTGATATGGAATAATGATTAACATATTCTTCTGAAAACTGATTGATTATAACCACTTCATCAAATGTGATACCATTCTCAGTAAAAAAATTCAATGACTTTTTATCACAATAAAATTTAGTATTGTAATATTTTTTAATCGATGCTACGGATAACCTCGCCAACCTAATAAATTCATCGTTCATTGGTTTGTAATGATTGGGCATCATCGTGAATCCGTAAATAGCTTTCATTATATGATTTTAGATAATAATTTTATTTGTGATGGTAAATATACTTCCGCAAATAGTTTATGACCTTGTTCATTTAAATGAAAACCTTTGTCCATATAATAATCGTCGGGATTATAGTTATCACGTAGCCATTTCATAAATGGATATTTTATGTAATTAGACCTATCAATTTTTTTTGATTGTTCAAATTTCCATATACTCATATTACTTTCTTCGCCCCAAAAATAATCATCATAAGGAATCAATAAAAAATAAATGTTTTTCAATTTTAATAATTGCTGTAACAAATAAATCTCATTTACTATGGTGTTTAGGTAAAATGTTGAGAACATTACCTTTTCATTGAAAAATCTAATTGCGTCGTTATCTAATGGCATTTTATCACCATTAACCGCTTGTAGATAATTAGCCGGAACCAAATGAAAAATATCGGCTACAGATGCGTCGGTGTCCTTTATGTTATTATTTAAAAATCTATTTTCACCATTATATGATATTGGGTATCTATCAAACGTAGTTAATTGTAAAATTACAGTTGTATAATTTTCTTTTGCAATTTCATCTACAATTTTTTGAATAGCATATTGTAATGAACTTGCAGCCTGTGCAACGTTTGTTAAAGTGTGATTATTATTTTTAGCAAAGATGTTACCCCAAGATTTGTTAATGTCGTCCAAACCAAATCCTGCGGAATGACTGCATCCTGCAAGTAACATTTTAGCCATTAAATTAACTTTGTTGTTGTATGTTCGTTTAGGTTATGTAAAATATCTTCGTATTTTTTAATTTTAGCTAATTCAATAACAAAGTCATTGTATTCAGGATTTGTAGGTTCCCAAATTTTCATTTGTTTATATCTCTCATCAGATATGCTTGGCCATTGAACCACTTTTTGTAATTGGATAACTGTTTTAATTTTTGAGTCTTTAAACAAACCACGTATTAATAAAATAAACGCCTCCATTTCTCTGAAATTGTTTTGTTGGACAACAAATGAGAATATGATTGTATAGATTGTGTCAATTGTTTTAATAAACTCAAGGTTAGCCATCAACACATCCCATTTACCACCTAATCTTGTTTTATTTTCATATGTGTCTTGTGTAGCCGCATCAATCGATATTTCAGCCATTTTAACATGTGGGTGAATTGCAGTCATTTGATTCCAAACTTTTTCAGTCCACAAAGACGCATTCGTATGTAAAATAACAGTATCTAATGCAGGGTAATCTTCTTTTTTAATGTTTGATAAAAACCCTCTCATTGGAATACTATAGAATGGGTCACCGCCACCACTTACATAGATTTCTCTCAATGTTGGACCATAGTATTCGGTGATACTATCAAGTAACTTATTTGTTCTTTCGGTTTTTTCTGGTGTGTTCGGATATAAGTCAGTTCTACAAGTTGGACAACGGAAGTTACACGCATCATCGGAACATATCTTAATTCTTCTAGGTCCCTTTTGATTGTATCTTTCGGGGTCAAATTCACTTATAGGTCTAATATTACCTGCGGGTTTACCTGTGTTAAGTAAAGTGTTATATGCGGGACAATTTATTGGGTTACATCCAACAAAATTTCCACTAAGATGTCCTTCTCTAACGCTTTTAGCGGGCTCAGATTCCCAATTCTCCATTAAGTTATCCGATACGTGAATATCAACATTGTTCCAATCAGGACAACATAAGAATTGTGTTTCTTTTATTCCTTGGTGTGTAAATTTTCTATGAAATTCGGTGTAAACAAATGGATGTTCACAGAAATATTGTGTTAAATCAACTTTTGCCATTTTTTGTTATTTTCTATTGGTTCGTTATTTTTTATTGGTTCTTCTACCACATCTTCAATCAATTCAACTGCTACTTGCATTTCCTCAAATGGTTCAAAATTTGGAAATGTTTCTTCGAATGATTTTATTTCCATTGATTCATACCATTCTTTATAATATGGAAATGTTTTTACAAAAGATTCATTTCTACCGTTGTCTTTTGTTTCAGTAAAACGTTTTAAATCGTTAAAACAAACATCAATTGGTTTATGTGGTTCAGTATAAAGGTATTTTTTAATTATGTCATAATAATTTTTAACATGTTGCCAAGCAACCATACCATCAATTTTTTTAACGTGATTATCCATTATTTTTACCGCATATTCTTTTAATTTATCGGGTAATATGTTGATGCAATAATAATAAGGGAATGTTAATACATTATTCATTTGCATTTTGTCCATCTGAATACCAAGTTCACGCATTCTATCAACAAAACGAGGTAATTCAAATATGTTGAATATACTTACTGTGGTGCTTGTCCATACATTCATACCGCTTTCATGTAATCTTTTAATGTTAGCTTCAACAGCAGGCCATTTGGTTCCCTTTCTTGCGTATTCAGCAACTTCTTCAATAGCGTCCAATGAAGCAAATACTCTAACGTTATCAATGTTGTCTTTTATGAATGGCTTCCACAATTCGATTAAGTCCCAGTTCTTAAATTTAAGACTTGTGAAATTGGTGTTATATCTAATTCTACATTTAGTGTTACCTGCTGCAATTAATTTTTCAAGTATGATATAATGTTCTTCCATTATAAATGGTTCTCCACCTGCAAAGTATATTTCTTCAACGTCATTGATAAATCTATCAACATAAATCATCACATCTTCCATGCTTCCATCATTCATATGAATTAAAGCTTTAGGTGTTGATGAACCACCGTAATATTTTATTTGTTCTTCATACCAACTTGAACTTAATTCAGGACCACACATTCTACATCTTAAATTACAAACATTGGAAAATCTAAAGTCCCAATAATTTAATTTAAATTCATTATTAAAACCATCTTCATCCGTTGTTTCTAATGCTCTATCAATATGATGAACCCATTGGTCATTTGCACTAACTCTGAATGATGGTGTGCCCATATCCTCTTGCATGTAGCATCTGTGACATACGGATGGTTTATCTCCTTTTAATAATTCAGTTCTTATTTTTTTCAAATCAGGTGAATTCCATATTTCTTCTAAAGTGTTCTTTTTTACGTTTCCAATAGGATGATCCGAATCCGCCAAACAACATGGAAATACATTACCATTTGGCCATGTGTGTAAATGCACCCATGGCATTATGCAAAATGAATTGCTTACTTTATCTCCCGCGCTTTCAAATCTTTCGTTACTCATTTAAAATAATTTTTCGTTTCCTCTATAAGGTCCTACTTCATAATTAGTTATTCTTCCATCAGTTATTGATACATTCGGAATTGATTGGTCAACAACAATGCTATCATACCATTCAACAATCTCAGGGAATGTTTTACGGAAGTCTTTGTTTCTTCTAATGTCATATTGTTCATAGAAGCTTTTAAAATCATGGAAATGTTTATCCATTTCATTTTCAGTTGCAATATGACCCTTTTCTACTACTTCAATATAATCGATTACACGTAATATTTGCGCAACCTCACCTTCATGTAATAATTGCAAGTTTTCTTTATTATCATACCAAGCTTTAAGCTTATCGTGAACCATTTGCTTTAAGTGATTCGGTAAAGCAATTGGAGCCATAAACGCAGGCCATCTCAATATGTTTAAATCCACAACTAACTTATACTGACCGTATTTTTTCTTTAATGACACCATATCATCTAAAAATTCTGTTATACTGAATAAACATAAACTATTGATTGTCATCATAACAATTAATTGTCTACATTTAGCTTCTTCCAAAATACGAACAACATTACCTCTCCATTTATCATATTTTAAACCATCTCTAATATATTCCGCATGTGCTCCGTATGATTCATTTGAGGTATATAAATCAAAATTTTTAACATCAATCTCATGTGATGTTTGAATTAACTTATCAATTAATTTATCGTCCACGCCTAAATTTGAATTAATCGCTAAATTTAAATTAGGTGAAGGATTGTTTTTCATCACATCCATAAAATTCCAAAAGTTGAACGATGTTGATGGTTCGCCACCAGTAATTCTAACTTCTTGTAAAAATTGTGATAACTCCGGCCACCATTCCATAAATGCTTGAACATATGGATTGTCTTCACCATTCTTACCATAAACTTCAGACCATGAACCATCTGAATGATATGCGCCTGCTGATGATGATTTGAATTTTTGATATGGACCATTTTCTCTAATATCTTTACCCCATGTTGTTGAATAACCTGAATTACAATATGAACAAGCAAAATTGCATGTTCTATCAAATGATACCTCAACTGTCTTAAGGTTAATGTCTTGGTCCCAAGGTCTATCTTTAAGTGCAAAGATATCTTCGTCAGAATAAATTTTACTTTTGAAAACTCTATCCGAAATATTATCTCTACCAACGTCCTCTACTTTCCAACAATAAGAACATTCGGCAGGTCTAACTCCTTGAAGCATCATTCTACGAGCTTCTTTTTTTAATTTGGTATTGTGTAATGCTGATGGATTTGTTTTAATCTCCTCTAAATCAATTGGATGTGGTAATGGTAAATGGCATGAGTTAGTATAGCCATGTCCTAAATGCAAACTTGCGTTATACCATTTAGCGGCACAAAAACATTTACTCACCGCATTTATTCTGGTATCTCTCCAATTTTTTAATTCTTCTGACATTGTTTAAAGTTTGTGTATGAAATTGCAGTTATTAGTTAAATCAACAAATTTATTATGAATTATATTGTTAAAGTCGTGGTCTGACATCAAAACATTATCGTGATATAATTTAAAACTAATTAAGTCCATATCACATGAATTTAAATCAGGTGCTTCCCAAGGAAAGGTCTCTGAACCAAAGAAAATTTGTGGGTCCTTTGTTGTGTTAAAGTTTTGTGTTGACAACACTTTTTTATCATCAATATACACAATAAAATCGGAAAAAGCAACATTCTCAACCCTTATTTTATGCACCTGACCAATCTTAATAGTGTAAGGGATATCTTGATGTAAATTATGTGTTTCGCTACCATTTGTGCTCATATGAATGGCACTCAAATATTCATTATAATAATGCAAAACAAAGTAATTGGGATTGATAGAAAGTATAGATCCTCTTTCCCCACTGTTTTTACTTATTTCATTAATTTTAAATTCAAACTCAAAACTAAAGTTGTGGTTGCCAGATATCATTTCGTTCCCCCCTAATTCATAAAAGGATGGGCATATCTTGGTTGGCCATAAAACCCAAGTTTCGTTAGCTTTTATATTTCTCATAGAAATTTTTTAATTGTGGGAATGTTTTTATAAAATTGGTTTCTCTTCTAAAATCGTATTCAGTTATATACTTAGCAAATTGTTGTCTAAAATACTCTTGACTTGGTGTGTTACTATTTTTTATAGCGTAATCATATGTTCTTTTAATCTTTTGTATTTGACTGTCTGAGAAACCATAACTATTTTCAAATTTACCGTAGTATAGAGCCTTTTTAGCGGACTCTAATATTAATTCCTTATGTTCGTCTTCAAGAATGTTAACCGACAAAAATGAGGGGTATCTCAAATATGAGGTATCTAACAGCACCGCACCTTCCCAATATCTAATATCGTTATGAAACTTCTTTTTATATTCAAAAACTCTTTCAATTAAATCACCATACGAGAATACCGATAACGCATTGAAGGTTGACATTATATTGACAACTACTTTAGGCAGCTGTTCTAAAATATCATGTATGTTAACCCATAATTGTTCATAATCCAAACCAAATCTAATATATTCAGCTTGTTCGTTTGCGGCTTCACATGATGTGAAAATTATTAATTCTCTAACCTTGTTGTTTTCGGTTAAATCTTTACATATGTTTATAAGTTTATCTATGAGATGTCTTGGAACCGATAAATTGGTGTTGATACCTAACGATAGGTTTGGATTTTCTTCCCAATGTTCTTGGATATATTCTAATACCCTAAATGTGTCATTCATTAACAAAGGTTCGCCACCAGTAATTCTAAATGTATGTAAGTCTTTGTATAAATCTGGCCACCATTTCCAAAACGCCTCGGTGTATGGATTCTCATCTGTTAATTTATATGTTGTGTCAACCCTATTGTCAACAAATTCTAATGAATTGAAGTTGTGGTTTTCAACGTAAGGACCAAACTTTTTAATTTCTTCAGCCCATTTAGATGAATATGGTGGACTACAATACGCACATTTTAAATTACAAGTGTTTCCAAAAGAAATCTCCAAATATCTTGGGTTGTAGTCTGCGCGCCAATCTAAATTTTTAATTGTTTCAAATTGGTCAAATGACCATGGTTCGGAGGATTTGAAAACTCTATCCGAAAACGAATTTGAATTGTCTTCAACATTCCAACAATAATCACACTCTTTGGGCCTACGACCATTTAACATTTCTCTTCTTGCTTGCTTCTTATGAGATGTGTTGTGTAATGCTGTTGGGTTGTCCTTTATTTCTTCTAAAGGAATTTTATGTGGAATTGGGTGGTGACAAGAATGTGTTGTCCCATTAAGTAAGTGTATTGTTACTTGTGTCCATTTAGCGAGACAAAAGCCGCAACCAACACCATCCAACATCTCTTTATTTGCTTTATAATCGCTCATATTATATTATTTTTTGTTTTGGCCCAAGTTTAACATATTCATTTATTTTAAAATCTTTAAAAACGGGACTCTCATATATAAGACCATGATTTCCATTACCACTTATATCAAAGGTCTTAAATCTTGATTGATTTTCAAAATTTAAATGTGAATATAGATGTTCATTATCATCAATGTTCGTTGTTATAATATCAAAAATCTTAACCTCGTTTATTGAACCATTGAATTTACATTCCCATTGTTCAAAATGTGGATTAATTGAACCTATTAAAATATTTTTATCGTTATAATCAATAATGTCACCGCATGGTTTTGAACCCAAGAAAAATCCATCTTTATAAATTCTGATTTCATCCGAAATTGTAACCAACACTTTCATTGGTTTATGCACATCATCAATTTCAATAAAGATGTCATTATATACACCACCTTTATTATGCCAAGAAAATTTGATTGCGTTTGGATTTTGTAAAAATAAACCCATATAGTGTTCATCTTGTCTACCTATAATACAAACCTCATTTTCAATAAACTTACCCAGTTTAAAATCAACATAAAATGTGTAACCATTTTTAAGATTGTTATAATTTTTAAAATTGGTATTATACTTAGTTTTATCGGGAATATAATATGTTATTTCATTAAAATTCATGCTTATATGTTTTTATAAAATTCGGCCAATTCGGGAAACGTTTTAACAAAATCCTTATTACGTCTTATATCATATTCCGTTATAAATTTTTTAAAATCAAACTTGTTAGTTGTTAAATCTTCTTCAGTTTTTTCCGCCAACATCCAATCATGAATCCTATTTAATTTATTGATTTCTATTTCCGTAAAACCATAACCGTCTAACCCAACTCTAACTTGTTCATAAAAATCCATTAACTGTATTTGTTCTTTAACAACATTATTCCATTGGTTATCCAATATTTTAACTGTTTGGTGTTTTGGCCATCTTAAGTAAGATGAATCCAACATAACAGATGAACCATAATATCTATATTGGTTATGGTATTCTTCTTTTAACTTATATACGTTTTTTATCAGTTCTTTATAGTTTGGAACCGATAAAGCGTTATATGTAGACATGATGATGACGGTAAGTTGTGGAATTTCATTCAATAATATATTAAGTCTATCCCACCATAAATTAAAGACCATTCCATCTCTAATATATTCAGCTTGTGGTCCCCACGTATCGGCACTTGTAAAAACAATAACTTCATTTACTCTGTTTTCTTCAATCAATCTTTTGATTTTAATAACAAATTCATCGAATAATTTATTAGGTGCGCCAAGATTAGTGTTGATGGATAAATTTAAATTCCTATTTGGTTCTTTAGCTTCTAAAATATAATCAAATATTGACCATGTATCTTTAGATAATAATGGTTCGCCACCAGTGATTCTAAAAGTATGTAAATCAGTATAAAGCTCTGGCCACCATTTCCAAAACGCTTCAACATATGGGTTATGTTCAGAATGTAGATATGGTAATGGGTTTTGTCTTTTACCAAAAGCTAAATCTAAATTATTGAAATTGGTAGACGTTGGATATCCGCCATATTGCTCAATTTCTTGAACCCATTGAGAAGAATACGTTGGCCCACAATATGAACATTTAAAATTACATTGATTACTAAAAGAAACCTCAACATATCTTGGGTTAAAATTATCTCTCCAATGTAAATCTTTGATTTCGTCAAAATGTTTTATTGACCATGGCTCTGACGATTTAAAAACTCTATCTGAAAACGAATCTGAGTTATCTTCTACATTCCAACAATAGTTACACTCATCCGGTCTACCACCTTCCAACATTATTTTTCTTTGTCTTTTTTTATAAGTGCTATTATGTAATGCTGATGGGTTTAATGGTAACTCATTTAATGATACTTGATGTTGGGGTGGGTGATGACAAGAATGTGTTTGACCCACCTGCAAATGCAAAGTTGCTTGAGTCCATTTGGCCAAGCAAAATCCACAACCAACAGAATTTATCTTTTCTTTGGTTTTATTAAATGCGTCATTAAACATTTTCTTTCATTTTTACATTTATAAACTTAGTTTTTGGATATAACGTTTCATCAATATTGTCAATATCCAAAACATCTAACACATTTTTTAAACCATCGTTTTTATAATCAATTTTACCTTGTTGCATTTCTGTAACAAATCGCTTTTCATTTCTTGCTGTTGTTGCGCCTTTTTTCCATGTTCCATTAACAAATCCTTCATCTTCATGCGGTAAACAATAAAAAGAACCCTCTCTTCTATATGGAACTATATTCTCTACAATTTCAATATTTTCTTCGGTCACTATTACATTATTGTCACCACTTTCATTGTTGAAATCGTATTTTAATATTGTGTTCTCATTATCAAATACATCATTAACATTCTCAAAAAATTTATCGAATATTTTAACCTCAGCTATTTTACCTTTATAACGAGTATTTGAATGATTACAATAACCAATTAAAAATGGTTGTATTGAATTGTGTGCCCTTAATTCACCATAAACAGGGAATGGTATGTTTTGTTTAATACCATTCATTTGACACACCAATTCATCATTAATATAAAAGAATATACCATTTTTTTCTTTGGAGTATGATAGCGTAACCCATGTCCATAAATTTTCAAATCTTTTGGCCCAATTGTATATTGGGTTATTAAATTTATCAAAATATTGCATAGTAACAGCTCTTGAGTTGTTAAACGATAACCCCCAATTCCATGAACCTTCTTTTCTAAGTAATGGATATTCTATAAAACGTTTTTGTAAATCACCCACTAACCATATAGGCACCTTTTCTTCTTGTTGTTGTGCGTTAAACAATATTGATATTGTATGGTCTTCCTTTAAAGCGTTACTAATCTCTCTATTGGTTTCTAATGAAACATGCGAATCGTTACCATTGAAATTTAACACCTTTTTATTTTCATATTTTTTAAAGATATCACCAGTAGTCATACCTTCAAAATAACATCTCCAAAATAAGTCATCATCTTCTTGACCCCAATCCCAATAATCATTTGAATAACCGTTTGTTTGGTAAGCTTGCTCTTTTGTAAATAAAACAACTCCACCAAAGTATTGATCATACCCTAAACCATAACCATATTTTGATAATTTAGTTGCGATGTGAATGGGATTTTCTTCAGGATAAGAATAATCACCGCCGATATGACCATCCTTATTATATGTTAACATATCAACGTCATGCCAAGCAATATAATCACACCCATCCTCAAACGCAACATGTGCTGCAATGTTCTTCATCGCACCACGATTAAATAATTTATTGTCAATTTGATGACCAACATAAAATGCATGGTCAATACCTTGCGCAGTTAAATGTTGCGACAAGTGTGGTATTAATCTTTCTACGTGTTCTTTTCTGTTTCTATATGGTATACACACCCCTAATTTATGACTCATATTGATACTGTTATATGTGTTTGATTGTTTATTGTTGCACTACCTAATTCTTTAAAGTTTAAATTTGATAAGCCGTCTTCTTTTGTATTTCTATAACCAAAAAAAACTTCGTTATGATATCTCATTTGATTATATCTTGTTGTTATATCTTTCCATGCCCCATCAACATAACCATTTTCTTTATGTGATAATAATTCAAATTCGCAATCTCTTCTAAATGGAATTTGAATATGTTTTATATCGTCAAATGTATAACCGACAATTTCGCAATTAACTATTTTAGCATTGTTTTTGTAATTAACCAAATCCACCAATTGATAGTTTTTTATAAATTTTGCATCATAATATGTTACCAAATTATCCGAAGAATTATAATCACCAAAATTTTGTGTTAATCCAAAATATTGATTTTTAGATAATTCTTTAATTTCACTTTCATCAAGACATTTATTATAAGATGCGAATGATGATATCAACCCACTAAAATTATTTAAAGTAGATTCTTCAATTACGTTTGAACAACCTAAATAAGCTTTTCTAATTGAATTGTAATTAAACAATTCTTTTTCATATTTTTTTTCACCAACTAAAACACCATTTTGATACATTTTCACTAATTTATTAATCGGATTGATGGTTACACAAATATTCGTTTTATGGTTTGGTAAAATATCTGAATTTACATATATGACGTTTTCAAAAAAATCATACATTTGAAAATTATACCTTGAATATGAGTTATAATTTATTGATAAGTCACAACCAGGTATTGTAAATATTGAATATGTATCATCATATTTTTCGTGATTACATTTTATGTCATCAGGATAAAATGTAACAAAAAATGTTACATTTGAATCCATATTAATCACATTCTTAAATTCAACATTAGCATTAACACCATTGAACTTTAGTGCTGCGGTATTACCACCAACTAAAGGTATTTCTTTGGTGTCTAATTTTATATTGTTTATCTTACACCTATAAAGCAAATCGGTATCTTCATAACCCCATCCCCAATATTCATTGGAGTATCCGTTAATTTGTTCAAAATCTTCAACAGAAAATAATGTTACTCCGCCGAAATATTCATCAAAAATAACTCTATTGAAATTAGGGTCATTGCTTTTAAATTTTGCAGCTAAATGAACTGGATGTTCACTATACAAATAATCAACATTAATTGGTAACATGTCTACATCATGGAATACAACATAATCGCAATTCATTTTTTTAGCGTAAGTAAAACCGACGTTAAGTAACTTACCCCTATTAAATGTTTTAGCATCATCTTGTTCGATAACAATTAATTCATATTCAATACCCACATTATCCAAATAATCAGAAATGCGTTTTTTGAATGTTACTAATTGGTCATATCTATCCCTATATGGAACAACAACACCAAGTTTATGCTTCTTCTTCGTCATTATTTTCGGTGTCTCCTTTTACAATTTTTGTGTGAAATTCTGCTAAATAATATTGCACTCTTGCGCTCCACTCTTCCTTATCGATATCCTCAAACCAAATAGTTAGGGCATCCATAGAGTTTGCAATTTTTTCTAAAGCTTTTACTTTTCTTTGCTCAAGAAGTAGTTGTTCATTTTTTTCATCTTTTGTCATATTGATGCTATTTTTTTAATTAATTTATTCCAATTTTTATAACCGTTAAATTCAGGTTGTGTTAAACCCAATTCAAACATATAATCAGGATTTGCAAGTTCAATTTTAAATTTTGTTTTTAATAATTTAAGATACATCAATTCATACTCTTTTGAATATGAATAACTTTCGTTCAAATCAGCAACTTCTTTGATTCTTGTGATTGCTGTCTTATCCCATTTAAAATGATGAACTTGAACTGTATGTGTATCAATGGGTGCAATTAATGGATGATTCCATCCTTGCCATTTCCAAGTTGTTTGGTGGTCAATTTTTGCGTAATGCTGTCCCGATGTAATTTCAATATTACCTTTTACCACACAAATTTTATTAGGACATGCTTTACTCATTGGATATCTAAAAAATCCTGCATTTGGAAATTGTTTCCATAATGTTGCGTTTTCTTTTATTGCAACGAAATTACCATTAGGACCGATTCTATCAATGAATCCGCCGCGAACAATATCCCAACCATTTTTATTACAATCGGAAATTAACATTTTTAAATCGTCGTCAGGATACAAATGAAACTCATCGATATCAGAGATAACCCACCAATCATTAGGTTTTTTGGCTTTAACCATATTGTATAAAGATGTAACCTTTTCCCAATCAAAAATTCTATCTGTAACAACCTTAACAATTTTTACATTATCAAAATCTTTAATATAACTTCTAACTTCGCTCTCAATGTTTGGTTGTGACGCATGATTATACACAACTAATTGAATTTCATCAACATAGTGTGAATAGTGTTCAATAAAATGTGGTAATAAATTGGTTCCGTGACCTACGACGGATAGTAATCTAATCATTTTCGTTTGTTAATTATCGTAATACCGCTTGAAGATGGTTTTGTAGGTAATATACGAAAATTAAACAAATTAATCAAATTATAGTCAGGGTTTTTTTCAAGTTCTTTAACGAACTTAGATGGTCCGTCAAATCTGTGGTAATCCTTTTTATTATCTTCCGAAACGATGATACTTTCCTCATATTTTTCATCCGTGTCATGAATGATAATGACACCATTTTCACTTAAGATGTTGGAATACAATTCAAAATCTTTTTTGACACCTTCATATGAATGGTCGCCATCGATAAATAAAACGTCTATTTTGATGTCTTGGAGAACAAAGAAGTTATAATACGCATTTTCCGACGTATCCTTAATAAAGCGTGGGTAAAAAGTTTTTCTATAAAATGATTCTGAATCATCCAAATCATTCGGTCCACCAATTCCATTACAAGCATCCACGAGATAAGTGACACCAATATCACCCCAATTATAGTCATTGTTACCATCAAATATGTTTTGTTTGTGTAAGTCGATTCTCGCCTGTGTCATTATTCGAGGAATAAATCCTCCACCTGAACCAATACAGACGCAATTTTTGGCTCTCATGTGTTGTATAATTGAATATACCAAAATACCATCACCCATATGCAAATCGGTGGCACCATGTGTCCAACGATATGGAACAGGTTCATCGCCATTGTTGGTGATATTGTTTTTAATATAGTCATTATTACTTATCATCTCATCCATTCTGGCCAAAATTCAGGTCGCATAAATCTTCTACTTACACTTTCAAAATTATTTTTTATTTCATCATATAAACCCATATCTCGTTGTAAATCAGTGTTTGATAATTTACAAGACACAGCTAACGATACACCTTCACCTGCACCGCTTACCATTTTATTACAACCTAAATCAGAAAAGTCTTTTGCTAATTGTAGTCTTTCATAAAAATAATAAAATCTTGGGTTAAAACCAATTTTATTGATAACTAAAAAATACTCCCATATAGTTTCAAGGTCAATATAACTTGGATAAATTTTTTGCACATATAAACGATATTGTTCCCATTCAATTTGATTAGATACGATACTCTTCGCGGTTTCTTGTTTACCTGGATGATTTAATAAAGTATCAACATATGTGATACCATAACCAAATTTATAATCTTTTAATAATTTTAAAAATGAAAAATCTTTGATGTGAATATCGGCATCAATTAAAACACAAAAATCGTGTTTCTTTAATATGTGTTTTGGTAGTATCATTTTATCATGATACGATTTGTATTCTCTTGTGTATAAAATTATGTGAACAAATTCATTTGAATACTTTTCTTCAAAATACTCGGGTTCATCTGTTAATATATAACAGTGATAACCTTCTTTTAAAATCTCGTTAATTTTGTTAACTGTTCCTTTAAAGTAATATTCTTCACCAAAACAAAAAATACCAAATCCTATATTGTTCATTGGTATAATATAATTAAATTTTATTGGATTGGGTAGCCAATTTTTTCGGCGTTGATTTCGTCAAATAAATCTTTAGCTTGTTGATTAGTTTCACATATAACAACTTGTTCAATCCCATTATATGTGTAATGAACTTCAAAAAATCCCGTTGTTTTGTTTATTTCTGTATAAAGGTAATATCTAATCATAATATGTTATTTAATCCACCACCATAAATTACCACTGAATCCTGTTGTCCAAGAAACATTATCATCTCTACCTATTTTTGCACTAATGTTTGTGTCATAGTCTTGTCCACTTGTATCTGTTGTTGAACCTTGGACTGGTATTGCTAAACTA